GAAGCATTGGAACTGTTTACGCGTAAAAACGCGGATTATGGCGATGCGTTTGCGAAATATGGTGTCATTGGAGTTCTTATGCGGATTGAAGATAAGCTACAACGGTCGATGTCGATTACAAAAAACGGCGTGAATTTAGTGAACGACGAAGGCATCCGAGACACACTCATCGATTTACACAATTACGCTGCGATGGCGTTGATGTTGCTGGACGAATGATTGGAATGAAATGGAAAAGGACTTAAAAATACGGATATATACTTAAGTGGGTACGCATATATGCTGTCGTATTCCACACTGGATACGCTCTTTTAGCTCAGTTGGTTTTAGAGCACGGATCTTATGAGTCCGGGGTCACGGGTTCGAGTCCCGTAAGGAGCATTTTATTTTCATCTATAAAATTGAAATACTAATTATTATATGTATTTTAATATATATAATGCCGAAACAATCCTCATCCTCCTACAGTCGTAGCCAATCCGGTGCTCGTCGGCGCAAATCTGCTGCCGCAGCGCCCCGTCGACGTAAATCCGCTGCGTCCGCGTCATCTACCCGCCGCCGCCGCCGCCAATCCCGAAGCCGTCGTGCCATCCAAAGTGGCGGATGAGGCCAGGCTGCTCCAGTAATGAATTAAATTACTGATTCCATTCCATTCCATTCCATTCCCTATCGTTGTGAAGACACATTTATAAACCTTAACGGACAAATGTGGTGCTGATTTGATAGACGTTATTATGGAATTTTAGTATAATTATAATGTAGTAGTTCACATTATAATCCAATTAAACAGTAGTAATGCGAGTTAGACGCACATTAAAATTAAAAAAGAAATATAAAGGCGGTGCGGAAAAAAAAGACGATGCTCCTGACCCCGTCGAAAATCCAGATGGCGGAGACCCGGTATGTCCAGGTGGGTGGAAGATAGATTACACATTTTCTATTTACGATAAAATAAATCCATTATTCAATTGTATATCATCATTAAAAGATTCAGTATCGGGTATAGCTGGTAAGGTTAAAAATATGTTGCCGCCAAATATTAAAGTATTCGGTGGTAGCCGCCGCCGCCACAACCGTCACCGTCACCGTCACCGTCAACGTAGTCATCGCGTTTAAAATCCAATATCATATTCATCATCCACTTTTCCAAGTTGGACCCGTTTCACATTATCCACGCACGATTGAATCGCCAACTTCGGAATACCGCACTTGTCTGTATCCAATCCGACGGACGAGTTCGCCTTGAACGCTGCCTCTATTTCTTCATTTTCATCGGTATGACGATACTCTACCGCTTCTTGTTTCATCATTTCGTCCATATTCACGAGCACTTGAAACGCACTTGTTCCATAATACCCTTCTTGTCCACACATCACGTTAGCAGATACTCCGCGCATTGGGTCCAGTTCCGCGTGTCTCGCGGCTTTCAAGAACATCTCCGGTGTCTCTTCAAATGACGCCTTCGCGATGGGTCCGATGTCGTCACTGTTGATTCCGTGACGAAAGATGGATATCATTGAGGATGATACCGTCATTCTGTCGCACAGTAGACAGACGTGATGATAGTTGATGGGCGAATCATCAAACACTTCTGCGAGTTCGTTGTAAATGGCTTGTCGCGCAGCCTCAATACCGAATACGCGGTATACTTCTTGGATGTCATTACTAATCGTGCGCTTGGCGTCGATATAGTCTAGGCCGAGCATATGGATAAGATTCGTCCCGGTGGTATCCAGCACCCAACTATCTTTCTTGGTATAGACTCCGTCCGCCTTTGTAAGTGTATTCTTGATTTTACGCAACATCACTTTCCGGATTCCTTTCACACCGCGCAACACGACATTATTTAACAACTGGTCTTGGAACGACTTAATCATATAAATGTGGTCGGATTGGTCAAGTGGATTTTGTTTATGACCACCACCACCAGCGCCAAACGCCGAACCACCACCACCCGCAGCACCGCTACCACTACCACCCGCCTTCTTGTGTTGAATAATATTCTCCATACGCAAACGAAATACAAGATTGTCATCATTATAGTCAGAAAACGCACACGACACTTCTGCGCCATAACTATTCTTGATTGCGAAATGTATATCATCCATCGTCAACTTCTTATCCAACATTGCTTCAGGGTTCATCTTGATGCGAATAATCCATTTGCTTGCTGTTCCGCTGCCGCCACCCGCCGCCGCCGCCGCCGACGCCGACGCAGCGCTGCCACCACTACCGCCTGGAACCTCCGGCACGCCCGCTGTTCCCGCAATGATGGAATCGCGCACACACTCTTCTATTAATTTTTCAAACTCCTGATATTGCGACATCACTTCACGGTCTTGCTCCACCAATGTATTCAGGTCATCCGGGTCAAAGCAGACTTCAATCGTATCCACGACCTCTGCGAGTTTGGTATGCTCTATCAGAGGAATAAACTCCTGAACACGCTCAGGTGTGCCTTCGTCATCTTCCTTGAAGTATACTGTAATAGACGGATTCTTCGGATTCTCAGAGAGCGACAGAATTTCTTCAATACGCGGCACACCACGCGTGGCGTTGGATTTAGACGCAACACCAGCAGAATGAAACGTGTTCAATGTCAGCTGGGTGGTCGGTTCACCAATACTCTGTGCTGACACCATTCCCACCATTTCACCTGGCGCAACAATGGACCGCTTATACTGAAGATTGATGACGCCGATGAGGATGGAAAGTGCGCTCTTATTGAATCGCTTGATGAGAAGGAGTTCCTTCGGAGACAGATAATAGTAATACATTACGCGAAAGAGGAGTGTAGGTGGAGCATAATACAGATTCTCCAGTTGACGGAATCCAGCGGATATCATATCCATCGCCTCAAGCGGTGTAATATCCACCATCGAATTCTGGTTGATTTGTTGTTGTGCTTGGACGTTGTTGATGATATGAGTGAACGAAACCGGCATTTGGACGCTCTTGTTATCCGTGCGGTTGAAGACGCGTTCGATAATGAGGTCGCGCATTTCAATCATATAGTCGATGAGGTCGCGGATTTTCTTCATTGTCGTCGCCTTCTCTTTCTTCATTTTTGCGTAAGCTGTCTTCGTAAATGCGGTGACGGCGCTCTCTTCAGTTTCACTAGAGTTGTCGAGTGGTATATGAAAGTGGGCGTAGATTTCATCGAGACTCATTGCGACGAGAGGGAGAGACTGGTTCTCGACCTTAATCGTGTCGATACCGTCATCGCCATACGAGAATTGGACGATACGTTGTTTGCTGTTGCGGACGGTCATATCGTATTCCACTTTCAGGTCTTCCATACCCTTGATAAGACGGCGCTGGATATATCCTGTGGTTGAAGTTTTTACGGCCGTATCAATCAAACCGATACGACCACCCATCGCGTGGAAGAACAATTCCTCCGGAGACAATCCCGAAATAAACGAACTCTCAATGAATCCGCGCGCCAGAGGTCCGTCATCGAACTTATTGAAGTGCGGCAGTGTCCTGCTGTCAAATCCGTAAGAGATACGCTTGCCCTCAATGGCCTGTTGTCCCAGACACGAAATCATCTGCGAAATATTCAAGTCGCTTCCCTTGGAACCAGACAACACCAGACCGACGAACCGGTTCGCAGCGTTCAGACTGTTGATTCCGATTTTGCCAGCATCGTTTGTGGCAGTATTCAGAATATTTGACACCTTCGCCTCGAATTCGGCCTCATTTGACTTCCCTGTCTTGTTCTCGAAAATCCCCAGGTGGACCTGGTCGATTAAGTTCTTGACTTCTGTCTTCTTCTTCGTGATGACATCCACAATTTGCGTATTGGTCGCATTGTTCGCAATCAAGTCGCTGATACCAACACTGTATGCGTGCGATTTCATATATTCCGTGATAATATTCTGAAGACCGTCGATGAAGTCCGCAGCGGCAATATTTCCGAAATCGTTACAAACGCGCTGGATAAGACCGACACCGCCGCCGCCAAGCACACTCTTGTCGATTTGGCCGCGCAACATTCGGCCGTTTCGGATTTCCACCACGTTGTTTGACGTCGCGTAGTCTTCATTCGGATTCTTCTCGCCGAACTGGCGTTTCTTGTATTTCAGCGTCAGTGGCGGCAATATCTGCGAGAGCACGTCAAAGTTGCTGAGGTCTTCGCCGCTCTTGAATGCGGTCTCATTGACGCGAGGGTATGCCGCAAGCAGGTTCATCGCTTCGCGAGGTGTGAAGCGGATATTTTCCCGTGTAAACAAATACGACCCAATCAGCGAGTCTTGGAATACGCCGATAATCGAGTTATTGTTTGCCGGACTGATGAGTTGATAGGGAACTGCGGCCAGATGGCGCAACTCAATCTCGGACTCATCATCCTGTGGCATATGAAGGTTCATTTCATCTCCCGATGAATATCCTCAAGGTTTCCCAAGAGGCTGGACTGTATCATAGACGCGCTCAGAATGGCTAGTTCATCATCGCACACCAACACCGGTTCAGTCTCTGAGTGCCCTCCATAGTCTACCACGCGACCTTAGGAAGTAACACTGCTGATTGCCCAATTCTTTACATTATTACCGTTGGGTTCGTCAATTAAACGAGTTCCTCGCAGATGTTTCCATCCGAAAGTGGTAGTAAAGACTCTAAGGGGTTTCCAGCAACAAGGTGTTTCGCCAAAAGTTGTTTTTTTAAGTTATATATGAATTCGGTGGCCATATTCTTACTTTCTTCTAAAGTTATATGAACCCCACCAAAATCAGTTTTTATTTTATTAATATAGACATACCAACCATACTGAATATTATACCGATTCAAAGGCTTTATCATATCATCTACATTATCTTTGAATGAAGACAACTGAATATCCTTGAAACGATTATATTTTGTATCTCTGTAATGATTAACTAACCCATCGGACACTCTTTTTCTACTTTCATCTGAATGTGTAAAATCTGATTGTCCTCCAATTTTTAGGTTATAACCATACGGAAATATACTTTTGTTTGAAATTATGTGATATTTCTCTCTTTCGTTGACATTTTCAACATCACAATATTCTAAAATAACTATCGTAAAATCGTCCTTACCGTATTTACGAATAGCATTATTCAAATAATGTGATTGATGTTTTTTGGTTGAAAATGCTTCCGATATATGAGTTTTAAACCGCCCAATATGACCGTATGGTCTATATTTGTTATGGTTCAATATGTGAGATACGGCTTGGCCTACATAAACCTTATCTGTGGTTTTGTTTTGTATCTTGTAAATCTCACAATATCTTTTTGATGAATCACATAAAATTTCATTTGACAAATGTATGTTTGGATGGTAGCAGGTCATTATTAATATAATATATATAACTAACTTTAACAACTTTTGACTAGGAGGTAACACGCTTTTCACGCCTCCTGTTTCCGACAGAGATGTTTATCGAAATCCGCATTATAAGGTTTCGTACAACCAACGTTCATACGAAATGTATCACCCTGATACATAACCCGCGCAATGTGACACATCATACTCATCCTATGAAGCGTCGGTTGACGATTGAAGAGGATGGCATCACCGTCCATCATATGACGGTGAACGATGTCGCCATTATTCAGTGTAATGTTTGCGCGGTCAGCATAACGAAGCGAAATGGATTCGCCCGTCTTCCTCTCCAGGATTTTCGCGCCAGGATACTCATCCGGACCCGCGCGAACCAACCGAATCAGGAATTTCTTATTCCGGTCATTGACAACAACTGGCTTCGTAATATTCTTCGCGATTTTCAACGGAATACCCAGTTCGCGAATGGAGAGGTTTGGGTCGGGTGTAATAACTGAACGCGCCGAAAAATCAACACGTTTTCCCATCAGGTTCCCGCGGACGCGCCCAGTCTTC